TACATTATTTAAAGACCCATTTTTTCAGGCAGTTGATAGGTTGTTTGAAAATGAAACAAATTTTACCTATCCTAAAACAAAGATTGATAAAACAGAAACCGAGTACAAAATTTTAATTTCAGTTCCTTGTTTAAAAAAAGATGATCTTAAGATTACTGTTAAAGACAGTACATTGAAGATTACATTTGAAAAAGAAGGTGGATCTACTTTTGTTGGTAATTTCACAAAGACCTACACATTACCAGATGAAATTAATGAAAATCAAATCGAAGGAAAGGTTGAAAATGGTGTATTAGAATTATTACTACCATTATCAAAGAAAAAATCTTTGGAAAAACTAATTTCTCTTAATTAAATTAAAACCCCGAACTTTTTCGGGGTTTTTTAATATTTATAATAAAAATTATTTATGAAAAATTTTTATGAAAAAATAAGTGAAACAGAAAGAGTAAGAATTCTTGAAATGCACAAAAAAGCATCAAATAAACATTATTTAAAAGAAGACCAATTACCACCATCTGACTGGGCTAATGTTGTGACTCAATTTAAAGAAGAAACAAAAGGGATTGAAGATGTAAATAATAAAAAGTTTCAATGTAAAGATGAAGGGGGTAATGTATTGTATACAGTTGAAAATACATCGTCAGATCAGGGCTCACCAAATAACCTTTCCGATGCTACCGCTACTATATATTTAACAGATAAAATGAAAACACATATAAAGAATAATATGAGTATATTGCAGACAGTACAAAAGACTTATCCATTTACTTTTGATTTAAAAAAAATAGATGAAGCTGATTCGAACACAAAAATTATAATAAGTGTACCAATTGATCAATTTGGTGTTAGACATGGTGCCGGACAATCAAGTGTTGCTGAACAATTTAAAACGTTTTTACTTAATGCCAATTTAGGTATTGGATTCTAATATTTAGGATATAAAATTAAAAAAACCCCTAAAGTTAGGGGTTTTTTATTTCCAATATATTTCGTATATTATAATAAAAATATTATTATGGGAATTATATCAGAAAAAATCGAAGGTAAAGTTATCAGTATTGAAATAAACTCATCCAATTTAAAATCGGCTTCATATAATACAGAAAATGAAGATCTTATGATAACTTTCAATAATGGAGGTATTTATGAGTATAATAAAGTACCTTGGGAAGTTTTCACTAAATTAAGATTGGCAGAATCTCAAGGAAAATATTTTAACGCAAATATTGCGAAGAATTATAAATACAAAAAAGTAAAATGAGTTTGTTTGAAGAACTAATAGAAGATAAAGAATTAGATAAAAAGATCATAAAATCTTTTAAATCAAAACCAATATTATGTCCTTCTATTTTCAAAAAAAATAATGGTGATTATAAAATACATGAAGATATTAGAAAAAAATTACTTGAAATATCTAATGAATATCTTGATTTTATTGATGTCGAATTTTTTGTTCACGATGTTGTTCTAACGGGATCTTTATCAAATTATAATTGGTCCGAATTTTCAGATGTTGATTTACATATTATTATTGATATGGATGAATTTGATAATAAAAAAAATTCAGATTCTACTATTTTACATAAAATAATTGAAGATTTTTTTGATTCAAAAGAAAAAGTTTGGAAATCAAAACATAATATAAAAATAAAAGGTTTTGATTTGGAAATATATATTCAAGATTTACATCAAGATCACGTATCTTCTGGTGTTTATTCTATTCTTAATAATAAATGGGTTATAAAACCAGAAAAAACAAATCCTAACATCGATGATAACAAAATCATTCAAAAAGGTGAAGAATATGGTAAACAAATAGACGATTTGATAGATAAATTAAGTCAAAATAAAGATATTAGTGACGATACTTCTAAATTATATAAAAAAATAAAAAATTTTAGACAAAGTGGTTTAGAATCAGGTGGCGAGTATTCTTATGAAAATTTAACATTTAAACTTTTAAGAAGAAATGGATATATTGAAAAATTATTGAACTTGAAAAGTAAGATAATAGATAAAAAATTATCTATAACAGAACAATAAACAATAATTTTTTACATATATCCTTGTATTTATAGGATAAGAATAATCATTATTTTAAAAAATTAACATGGGAGATTTAAAACCATTGGGTAGTGAAAAGTTAAAAGGTGACGACAAATTAAAAAGAATCCTTGAATTAACTTATTATAATAACCCTCAAAAATCAACAGTAAACAATAAAAAAGCAGAAATAGTAAAAGAATCTTTTAACGGTGTTTTTGGTATCGTTAAAGAAAAAGACGGATACTATATAAAGAAAGGTTTAAATGAAAATTCACTAGATTATATTGGTGGGTTATTCATGAAAAACAAAAATAAATTTTCTTCATATGCTGAAGCGTTAAAAAGATTAGATTTACTTGTTGGTCAAGAAAATTTACAGGAGGCTAAAAAATATATTTTAAAACCCAAAAAAGAAGAATCGGGTGATGATATGGGGTCAACTCCACCTCCACCATCTACTGATGATATGGGTTCAACCCCACCTCCCCCACCTCCTCCATCTACTGATGATATGGGATCTGATATGCCAGCACCCCCATCTACTGATGATATGGGATCTGATATGCCAGCACCCCCATCTACTGATGATATGGGATCTGATGTACCTCCTCCTCCATCTACTGATGATATGGGATCTGAATCTGGTGAAAAAGAAAGTAAGAGATCTGATTATATGTCAGATATACAAAAATTTTCAGGTAAATTAGGACAAGAATTAAGAGATCAAAGAGAAAAATTAGAAAGTGATGATATAAAATATGTTTTAAATATGGTTATATCTGCTGTAAATTTGGATTCATTAGAAGATGAGGATATTGAAGAAGTACGTGAAAAATTTGATAGGGATAATGAAGAAGACACTTCCAGTGAAACACCAAAAAGTGATAAAGAAAAAACTCCTGAAGTAAGTGATAGTGACGAATCTAATGAAACAAAATCCACAGAAGATGATCTAAATGAAACTATGGATAAATTAAATGATTTTATTAAATCACCAGTAGTGGGTGATGATGAAAATAATGAATATGATTTTACAGAAGATTTAGGTGATTTAGAAAAATATAATGATTTAGGTGATATTAGTGAAAAAGAATTAGATCTTGATGAAATGCAAGATGAAATAAATAAAAGAATTGGTGAAACATTACGTAAATATTTTGAATAAAAATGTTACTAATATATGTTAATGAAATTGGTGAAGATTACAAAGGTCAAAAACAGTATGAATTTATTTTTAGTAAATCTACTGAGCTTGATAATGATGAGTGGTTTGTAATTCCAGCCTCAATTTCCACTAATTCTAAATCACCAGATGTTGAATATATTGATTTGATTGGTTTATTAAAAAATAGTGATATAGAATTAGATCTTGTTCAAAACTCCGATTATTTCGGAGTTATTGATGCTGTTGACGGTGTAATTTCCTTGGCTTGGGAAAAATTTAATCCAGATACCGATAATAACAGATTAACATTTAAATTTGGTGAAAATTTAGATAGTGTAACTAAAAAATTAAAAGAAAGAGGTTATCAATTAATAAATGAAGAAATTAAATTTAAAACAATATGACAAGAAGTGATATGGTAAAAAGACTTGTAAAAGAAGGTCTTACCACGAAAACATTGGTTAATTTTAATGATAGACAACTCAAAGATCTATGTGAAAGAATGTTAGGTGAAGCGGCAATACCACTACCAGCAAAACAATCTTGGAGAATTGATGGCATCGGTGATTTACCAGGAAGTCCGAAGGGTTACACAATTAGTCAAAATCCGACTGATAAAACTATAACTGCGGTTAAAAAGGAATCCGAAATGAAAGAAGAAAAGAAAAAACCAACAGAAAAACAATTATCCGCTTTAGATAAAAATAAAAACAAAAAAATCGACAAACAAGATTTTGAATTGTTAAGAAAAGGTAAAAAATCCGAAGTTAAAGAATCTGAAAAATGGATTCAAAAAGCAATTGACCCATCTAAAAAAGGATCTTTGAAAAAGGCTCTTGGTGTTAAAAAAGATGAAAAAATACCTGCCGAAAAATTAAAATCAGCATCTAAAAAAGGTGGTAAATTAGGTCAAAGAGCTAGATTGGCCATGACATTAAAAAAATTAAAAGAACATAGTGAAACAAAAAATTGGGTTGAAAAATTGGTAGAAAATAATTATCATCCGGTAACAACAAAAAATGAAATAATGGAAATTATTAAAATAAAATTACATGAACAACCTCAACCTGGTATCGCAGAACCTGAAGTTTTACCTGATGTTGATGATCCACGTGTAGAACCTGACGACGATCCATTTAGTGACCCATTTGATGAACCAGGTCCTGTAGGTGACCCTCAACCAAAAATGAAAAAAAGAGGTGATGATTTACCTGATTTTTTAAAAAGTTATAATATTTTAGGATTATAAAAAAAAATATAAAATGTCAAATAAAAAAAAGATTAATAAGTATCAAACAAATGAAGATATGCAATTCGATGGTCCAAGTAGACCTGACCCAAGTGTAGAAAGAAGTCTTTCAACAAGAGATACATCATTTAAAAAAGTTGATTTTCCAGATACAGGAGAAGGATATTCAAATTATGAAGAATTATTAGCGAGCGATCAATATAAAAATGCGTTAAATAAATTATCTGAATTTACTGGTGTTAGTGATATTGGTGTTGGTACATCTGAAACATATGGTCAATTATCTATGAGGGCTTTTGGTATGTTGTCTGAACTTATTAGGGCCGAAACAGGAAAAGAGGGGACGTTAATTAAATTGTGTGAAAGAATGATGGTAAATATGTTTCCTGAATTAATAAAGAGAAATAGAAATGGTGAACCAGTTTTAGATCAAGAAGGTAAACCAATGTTAAAAGTACAATTTGATTTTAAATTTAAAAGAGAAGGATCAAGTTTTCAAAAACCAAAGAATAAACAAGAATTAGAACAAAAAGAAGAAGAATTAACAAATGATTTTAATGATGGTGATTTAGATTTAGAAAGGGCGAAAAGACGTTTGGCAAATGCCTTAACTCAAGGATCATCAATTGATGCCACATACGCCTTTAAAAAATTTGAAAATATTGTAACAAAAGTTATTGGTGTACCAAATGTTGTAGAAAAATATGGTTTTCTTGTTTCAACAATGATGTTAGGATATTGGCAATATGATGAAAGTATGTTATCATCAGCAAGTAGTTCAGGTAAAGGTGCTGCGGGTAAAACAAGAGTTGATACATCTACAAATCCACCAACAATACATGCTGAGGCGGTTGTTTTTCCATTTTTAATACATGAGGCTGTTAAAGGAATTATGGAATATTTGGCAATCCCTAAATCAAGTAGTTTTAAAAGTGGTAGAGATATCGAACTATATAAATCAGCAAGAGAGTTAGAGGATCAAGTTATTCATGAAATATGGGATATTAGATTAGGTCCCGCAATTTGGAGAAAATTAATTAAACAATTTCCTAGATCTTTAGAAAATAATGTAAGAAAAAGATTTTTTGAAAAAAGACTTCAAACATATATCTACGTTAATATTCTAAATTTAGAGAGAAAAGAATTTTTACTTTTATTTAAAGAAATAATGGGAGAAACCGAAGATGGTAAGCGATTGTTGGGTGCAATGTTTTATGATATTTCAGGTAAATTAAAAGGTGATGAAGTTACAAAATCAACATCATATTTTAGAAAAGAAATGGATGAATTTATGAAAAAACACGGTAATGATGACTCGACTGATGATGATATAAGTGATTTCTTATCACAAATGGGTATAAGACTTAATTAATATAAAGGGAGGTTTTACCTCCCTTTTTTAATATTTATATATAAGATGAATTCAAAAATAGAACAATTAAAAGAGTACGCTAAGATCATAAAAGACGCCCCATATGCATTAAAAACATATTTGACGACTTATGATAATACTCAAAAAAAGTTTGTACCATTAGAATTGTTTCCTGATCAAGTTCAATTGATTAAGGATTACGAAACTTATAATGAAAATATTACAAGAAAATATAGACAGGCGGGTGTTTCAACAGTAACTGCCGCTTGGATATCAAAAAAACTTCAAACCGCAAAACCTGAAAATCCTGAAAGAGTTTTGATTATTGCTAACAAAAGAGACACCGCAATTGAAATGGCCAATAAAGTTAGACACTTTTTAGATCAATGGCCAGAATGGATTAATGTGGGGTTCCATCCCGATAAAAACTCAGAAAGTAGATTTAGATTAAATAATGGATGTGAGGTTAAAGCAGTTGCAACATCTGCCGATGCGTTACGTGGTTACACACCTACGATACTTGTGTTTGATGAGGCGGCATATATTGAGGCGGGTGAAGATTTTTGGGCGGCATCAATGGCGTCATTATCTACGGGTGGTAAGATTATTCTTATTTCAACACCAAATGGTTACGATCCGATTTATTATGGTGTATATGACCAATCATTACGTGGAATAAATGATTTTCACATTACCGATTTAAGATGGTTCAAGGATCCAAGATATACAAAAGATTTACGTTGGGTTAAATGTAGTGACATTGTTCATTATATGTTAAATAGAGAACAATATGACGACGATGAAGTTGTTATGTATGATTTTGATATTGAAAAATATCAAGAATATGAAGAACAGGGGTACAAACCATTTTCTTCTTGGTTTGAAGGAATGTCAAAGAAATTCAAATATGATAAACGTAAAATAGCACAGGAATTAGAATGTGACTTTTTAGGTTCAGGTGATGGTGTGATTCCTAACGATGTTCAAGAGAGTATTGCGAAGAACATGATTAGACAACCTAATGAAAAATACATGCAGGGTACTCTTTGGCAGTGGAAAGAACCAATAGAAGGACATAGATATATTATGGGTGTGGACGTTAGTAGAGGTGATAGTGAAGATTTTTCTTCAATCAATGTTATTGATTTTGATGATAGAGAACAAGTAATGGAATATATAGGTAAAATACCTCCAGATGATTTAGCGTCAGTAGTTTATAAATGGGGTATTCTTTATGGTAATGCCTTTGTGGTTGTCGATATAACCGGTGGTATGGGAGTCGCCACATCAAGAAAATTACAAGAATTAAACTATAAAAACATTTATATCGACGGTATTAATACACAAAATATTTGGGAATATAATAAAAAAGCAATGGAAAAAATCCCAGGTATTAATTTCAACAATAAAAGAACTCAGATTGTCGCATCATTTGAAGAACAATTAAGAAAAGGTTTTATAGTTAGATCAAATAGATTGTTAAACGAATTAAACACATTTGTTTATATAAACGGTAGACCAGATCATATGAAAGGTTCACATGATGATTCAATTATGAGTTTGTCTATGGCGTTATATGCTGGTGAAATTTGTTTCAATCAATTACAAAGAGCGGATTCTGTTAATAAAGCAATGTTGGAATCTTGGGTTTCATCTGAAAGAACATATGAAGTGAAGAAAACATTCTATTCTTATGGAACATCTTTAGACCCAATAGGTTCTCTAGCAATTGATGATAATTTTTATCATATGGACAACAATAGTAATTTACCAAAAGACGCATATAAAGAATATTCTTGGTTATTTAATAAAAGAAAATAACCTTTAATATCACTAAAAAAAAATATATTTTTATACAAAAGTATTTATAAATTATGGCAGATAGTAATTTAACAGTTTTTCAGAAATTAACTAAAATGTTTGGATTTGTTGGTCAAGAACCACCTAAACAAACAAATCCATCGTTTAATTTTTCTAAAGATGAATTATTAAAAACGAACAGTAAAGAAGAATATGAAAACGCTTTGTTGCAATCACAACAAAGTCAATATATTGCGGATAAATGGGCTAAATTAGATCAATCATTATACAACCAATCTGTTTATTATGAACCAAATAGATTAGCAGCATATTATGATTATGAATCTATGGAATTTACACCAGAAATATCAGCGGCTCTTGACATTTACGCTGAAGAAGCAACAACACCATCTGAAAAAGGTGAAATATTAACAATATATTCTGAATCAGATAGGGTAAAATCAATACTTGAAGATCTTTTTAACAATAAATTAGATATATCAACAAATTTACAAATGTGGACAAGAGGTGTTTGTAAATATGGTGATGATTTTGTTTATTTAAAAATAGATGAAAAAAAAGGAGTTCTTGGTTGTCAACAATTACCTAATATTGAAATTGAGAGAATTGAAGGTGCGGCATCAAAAACACCAAATCAAAAAGATATTAAGATACCAACTAGAGAATTGAGATTTCAATGGAAAAATAAAGATTTAGAATTTCAATCTTGGGAAATTGCTCACTTTAGGTTGTTGGGTGATGATAGAAAATTACCATATGGTACATCAATGTTAGATAAAATAAGAAGAATATGGAAACAACTTTTATTGGCTGAAGATGCGATGTTAATTTATAGAACAACAAGAGCACCTGAAAGACGTGTTTTTAAAATTTTTGTTGGTAATATGGACGATAAGGATATTGAAGCATATGTACAAAGAGTTGCCAATAAATTTAAAAGACAAGGTGTTGCAGATCCAAAAAATGGTCAAGTTGATATGAGATACAATCAAATGGCGGTTGATCAAGATTATTTTATACCTGTTCGTGATCCTTCAGCGGCAATGCCGATTGAAACTTTGGCAGGTGCTCAAAATTTAGGTGAGATTGCCGATATTGAATATATTCAAAAGAAAATGTTGGCAGCATTAAGGATACCAAAAGCATTTTTAGGTTTTGAGGAAGTTGTTGGTGACGGTAAAAATTTGGCGTTAATGGATATTCGTTTTGCTAGAACAATCAATAGAATACAAAAATCATTAATTCAAGAATTAAATAAAATAGCTCTAATACATTTATATATTTTAGGAATGGAAGATGATTTGGATAATTTTGAATTATCATTGACTAATCCATCTTCACAATCAGAATTATTAAAGATAGAACAATGGAAAGAAAAAATAACATTATATAAAGACGCAACATCTGATCAATCTCAAATAGGTATTTTACCTGTTTCACACACTTGGGCTAAAAAGACTATATTAGGTTTTAGTGATAGTGAAGTTGTTCTTGACTTAGAACAACAACGACTTGAAAGAGCAATTGGATTTGAATTGACTAATACACAAAATATTATTAAACGTTCAGGGGTATTTGATGAAGTTGATAAGAAATATGGTATACCTGAAGAAGAAAGGAAGAAATTAGAAGGTGCAGGTGGTGGATCTACAGAACAGCCTGGAGGTGGAATGGGTGGTGGAATGACAGGTGGAATGGGTGGAGGATCTTCTACAACATCTAGTGCAGGTTCTGAACCATCGGCACCACCTTTGAGTGAAAGTGTAAATGATAGTAAAAAAAGTAAAATTTTAAGTATGTTGGGTGATGAAAAAATGGAATTAAATGATTTATTTAATTTTAATAAGGCTCAACGTAATATTTATGAAATAGAAAATAAAATAAAAGATATTTTAAACGATTAAAAAATGATAAATTTTGGAAAAATAAAGACTAGTATTTTAGAAAATTTAGCTATGTCTTATCTAAAAAAAGATAATAAAAAGATAAAAAATATTTTAGGTTTAATAACCAAAAATAAAGACATAAAAGATCTATATCTTCTATATGAAGACATTGAAAATAAAAACATAGAAGATGAAGAAACGGCGAAAAAATATGTTGAAGAGCTTTCATCTTTGTTAAAAGATAAAAACAAAGATTTGGAGGGAATTATGGATGAATTAGAAAATAGTATAGATGATAATATTCAAATAAATGAAAATGAAATTTACAAAATATTGGATTTACTATCTGAGGAAGACAATTTATTAAATTTAGATAAAAAAATATTAGCAAAAAAAAATTTGACGAATCATCTATTGAGGAAAAAAGAAAAACAAGAAGATGTTAATTCGCCAAAAATAGTTAATGAAAATATGTTGTTTGCGGTATTGTCTAATAATTTTAATAACACTTTTCAAAGTTCATTAAGTGAAAGTGAACAAAAAGAGTTTAAAGAAATTATGATGATAAAAGAAGATGAATTAAAAATAAAAGTTAAAGATTTAAAAGAAAATATATTTTTTAAAATAGATTCAATTATTTCCGAATCGGGAAATAATTTAGAATTAATAACTAAATTAAATGATGTGAAAAAAGAAGTGAGGGGAATGAAAAATTCAAAACATAGTTATTATAAACTTAAAGAATTAAAAAATGGTCTTTAATCAAGACCATTTTTTATTTTATTAGTATATATTGTTTTTAATTTCCTATTTCTTTTATCCACGGAAGGTTTAGTGTATTCTTTTCTATTTCTAAGTTCTTGGACTAATTTAGTTTTCTGTAATTTACTTTTTAATATTTTTAGTCCGCTCTCTAAATTTTTTTCTTTATTTACATCAATTATTATCATATAGAATATAAGTATTTTATTTTTTTTAAAAAATTTGTAATTGTGGATAATTTTATTTATATTTTCTTTACACCATAAAATATTTTTAATATGTAAAAAAATAATGAAAACAGGAAAATTTATTCCATTAGGTAATCACAGTGATATAAAAATTGGTTATGGTACTGTTGATTTTAAAAACCTAAAAACAGTTTATTTAAAATTAAATTCTTGGTTACAACCCACAAATTTAGATGAAAATTTTGATAGTATAATAGTTAAAACAAGAAGAGAAATAAAAAATCTATTATACGAATTAAATGACACGAAATTTAAAAAACAATCAATAGTTGATTTGGATATTAGAACTAAAGGTATCAAAAAAGAAAAAAGATCTTTTATGAATTTAGAGATAACATTATTCGTAAATAATCAATTCGATATTAGATCAAAAGATACTAAAAAAAATATAAACAACATAATAATTAAAATTATTGATGATTGTTTAGATAATAAAAATCTTTTCAATTTTTACAAAACGAAAAAATAACTACAATATCGATGTATTTATAGTATAAAAACTATAAATGAAGATTTTAGGACCCAAAGAAATCGGACATGGTATTTTAATTGAATACGATGCCGGACATATTTCACCGGAAGAAAATAAAAGAATAATTTCAGAAATGAAGGATATGGACTTCTCTCAAGACCTTATCCTTTATGCTGTTTTACAAAAATTTGATACCCCAAATAAAAATGGTAGAATATATCCTGAAAATATATTAAAAAGAGAAAACGAAAAATACCAATCAATTATTAAAAAAGGTGGGGCATTAAATGAATTAAATCACCCATCTTCTTCTCTTATAGATTTAGATAGAGTATCACATTCAATTCTTGAGACATGGTGGGAGGGTAAAGTATTAATGGGTAAAATTAAATTATTTACATCTCCTGGTTGGAAAAAAATGGGTATAGTAAGTACTAAAGGTGATCAGGCAGCAATGTTAATTATGAATGGTGCAACTTTAGGTATCTCCTCAAGAGGTGTTGGTTCCTTAAAAAATATTAAAGGTCAAAATATTGTACAAGAAGATTTTGAACTTGTTTGTTTTGATTTAGTGTCGTCACCATCAACACCAGGTGCATATGTTTTTAAAGATCTAAATGACAGGGAAAGGTATCAAGAATCTATTGATGAAAAACCAATAGTTGATGATAGAATGAAGAGATTAATGGGAAAGTTAGACACATTTCTATCAAAATAATATTTTTTATTGATTCTAATATAAAAAAGCAAATTTTTTTATAAAATCAAAGTATTTATATAAAAATAAAATTCACAAATGACAGAAAAATCAATTTTAGAACAAGCGTTGCTTCAAGTTCAAAATCTTGAAGAGGCAGTAAAAACAAATGCAAAAGGTATACTTGCTTCAACTATGAAGGAAGAACTAAGTGAATTACTTAAAGAAAGTAAAAAAGAAGAAAAAGAGGAAAAGGTTGGTAAAAAACAATCTGAACCTAAAGGTAAAAAAACCAAAGAAGAAGAAAAAGATGTAACAGATGATGAATCTGATGATGACTTCGATGATAAACCATCTAAGGATATTGATTCAAAAGATGAAGACGATGATTCAAATGAAGATGACGATTACTCAACTGAGGATGATGATGATTCAACTGAAAATGATGATGATTCAACTGAGGACGATGAATATGTCCCAACAGATGATAATAGTTATTCGACAGATGATGACACATCAGTAGATTACAATTCTATGGCCCATAATTCTGATCAAAATGTTATGGACATGACAAAAGCATCTAATTCTGAAGTTCTTAAAGTTTTTAAAGCTATGAAACCAGAAGATGGTATTATGGTTAAAAAAGATGATGATGAACTAGATTTAGAAATTGATGGTGATGAATACATAATTAAACTTGATGGTGAAGAATCTGGTGAATTTAGTGAGAGTGATTATGGTCAATCAAATTATATGTCAGAATTTACTGAAGATGATGACAATGATCATAATTATATGTCAGAATTTACTGAAGAAGAACTTCCAAATGAAAACATGTACGAAATAGAATTAGGAGATGAAGATTTTCCAACTGATGAACTTCCAACTGATGAACTTCCAACTGATGACGATGAATATTTTCCAAATGATGATGAAGATTTTCCTCCTTTAGCTGGTAAAAATTCAGGTAAAGAATGGGGCGATGAACCTACATCTGATATGTCAAATGGAGATGTTGACGAAGATATCTATGAAATAGAATTAGAAGACGGTCAATCATCTGAAGAAGGTAAAATCGAAGCTACTGAAGCTGCTAGAACTAAATCAAATCCTCATGGTAATAAAGGTGGTTTAAACAGATCAGGTTTACCAAGTAAGAAAAAATATAAAGCAGGTTCTGGTGTTTTTGGTATTAACGAAGAAGTATCTAAGTTAAGAAAACAAAATACCGAATACAAAAAAGCTTTAGTTCTTTTTAAAGAAAAATTAAATGAAGTAGCAGTTTTCAATGCGAACTTGGCATATGCCACACGTTTATTTACTGAACATTCTACAACAAAACAAGAGAAATTGAATATTTTGAAGAGATTTGATTCAGTTTCCACTATGAATGAGTCTAAAAACTTATTTACATCAATTAAATCTGAACTCGAACATAAAAAACCAGTTACCGAGTCAGTTGTTAATAAAATTTCTTCAACACCATCAACATCTTCTTCAGAGGTATTATCAGAATCAAAAGCATATGAGAATCCTCAATTTAAAAGAATGAAAGATTTGATGAACAAAATAAAATAAACTAAAAAAATAAAACAAAACAAAAATGGGAGCATTATTAGAATCAGGTATGGTTGGTAACATAGGTCTTAAGCACCTTCGTGTTATCAAAGAAGATACCATCAGAAAATGGGATGACTTAGGCTTTTTAGAAGGTCTTGACGGTCACCAAAGAGATAACATCGCACAATTGTATGAAAACCAAGCTTCATACTTAATCAACGAAGCTGCGGTTGCAGATGCATCAGGTTCTTTCGAAACTGTTGTATTCCCAATCATCAGACGTGTATTCTCTAAATTATTAGCTAACGACATCGTGTCTGTACAAGCTATGAACTTACCAATTGGTAAATTATTCTATTTCATTCCTAAAATTCAGGATAGAGATGTGAATAACGCACATTATTCTCCATACGGATACCCAAGTCCATCAACTGATTCAGGTGAAGGATATGGTACCGGAGTAAACCTTTACGATCGTTTCTACGAAAGTGGTGACGGTAATAGTCCTGAAACAGGTCTTTTCGATTATTCAAAAGGAAGATTCAGCGCAATAACAATGAACGCTGCTAGCGTTGTTAATTTCAGTAACGGTGTGGCTACAGCTGTAAGTCCATTAAGTTCATTAAATAGTCAAAGTGTTAGTTCTTTGATCCTTACATTCACAGGATTTGCTAAAGATGGTCAAGGTAAACTTATCGGACCTAACGGTCAGATTATGGATACTGAAGAATTTTTAGCATCTGCTGAAGTTAAATTCAGTGGTGTTTCTAAGAACTTCAATGTTGTTACTCAGAAATACGGTAAAGGTATCGTTGAGTATGGTCAGAAGTCAACAGCTACTTTCCCTACTTCAATGGGTGGTACATCTAAATACAATGACATTTGTGATGAAACAGGTACAATTTACATTCAGGTAGATTTACAGAACTATTCTTCTGTTTCTGGTTATTCTAACACAACACTTAACAGTACATTTGCTCTTGCTGACTTCGTTTTACACTTCAGAGTGTATGAAACATTAGAATTCGAAGACCAAATCGGTGAAGTTTCTTTCGATCTTCAATCTGTAACAGTTTCTGTTACTGAAAGAAAGTTGAGAGCAACTTGGTCTCCTGAATTGGCTCAAGACGTAAGTGCATTCCACAACATCGATGCTGAAGCTGAGTTAACAGCATTGTTATCTGAGCAAATCGCGGCTGAAGTTGATCGTGAAATCTTACGTGACCTTAGAAAAGGTGCGGCTTGGACAGCTAAATGGGACTATAACGAATGGAAATATGGTGGAACTGGTGGTGCAACTCTTCAAGGTTACACTCAGAAAGATTGGAACCAAACTTTGGTTACCAAAATCAACCAAATTTCTGCTCAAATTCACAAGACTACTTTGAGAGGTGGTGCTAACTGGATCGTTGTTTCTTCAGAAGTTTCTGCGGTATTCGATGATTTAGAGTATTTCCACGTTTCAAACGCAGCTCCTGAGCAAGATCAATATAACATGGGTATCGAGAAAATCGGTTCACTTGCTGGACGTTACCAAGTTTACCGTGATCCTTACTTCCCGGCTAACAAAGTGTTGATTGGTCATAAAGGTAAATCATTATTGGATGCTGGTTACATCTACGCTCCATATGTACCTTTACAATTGACTCCAACAATGTATAATCCGTTCACAATGACACCTATCAAAGGTATCATGACAAGATACGCGAAGAAAATGGTTAACAACCGTTACTTCGGTACTATCACTGTAAACGGTATCACTACATTCAGTTTGGATACATTAAGATAATCTTAATTGATGTCGATAAAAAAAACCCTCGAGAAATCGGGGGTTTTTTGTTTACATAATCCCATTAAAATCTTATTTTAATTAAAATATATTATATGAATACAATTAAATGGAATTCAACAAGAACAGGGTTTACTTTAACTTATAGTAATGGTTTAAAAGAAACATATACAGATAAACCTGTTTCAACTACAAATTACGTAAAAATAAACGATAAAACATATTGGTTACTTAAAGTAAATTAATTTTTTGTTTCACAAATTATTTGTTATTTTTAACAAATGAGTGAAATAATAAGGTGTACTAAATGTAATGAAATTTTAGACTCAAAAAAAATTATTTGGTTGGAATTAAGTAACACCGATGGTAATTTTTATAAAGAAATACCATCAAATCACATATCTCAAGGAGGGTTTCCTTTTGGTCTTAAATGTTCTAAAAACGTATTAAAAGATGGGTCAAAAAGAAGTTGAGTACGAATCTTTAAGATTGGATGTCCTTCAAAATTTAATTGAATTACGTTCGATCCCGTACAAAATTTATAAGAAAGAAAATGATACCAAAAATAGTATCATTCAATTACTTAAACAAGATGATGAAGGTAAATTCATTTTTGAAACAACCTATGAAAAATCTGATGGGGGATATATTATTGGTGTTGATTTAAGGAATAAAAAACATATGACAGAAATCAATAAATTAATAGAAAAAAAAGAGGCAAGAAGATTGGATCGATACTCAGATAATAGATTACAATATTGGTCCACCCAAAAATTGATTTAATTAATTTTCGTCAAATTTTTGACCTGTAGTACTTGATGAACCAGTAGTTAAATTTTCTAAAGGAGTTGCTTTGGTTCCTGGAAATTTCTTATCCGCCCATTTATTAAATTCATCCCAAAATTTAGTAGAATATTCGTCTTTTTTAAATGTTGTGGAATTTTCGTTCTTTTTAATTATTTTATTTAATTCATCTGCTTTTTTCATTGTGGATTGATCTCTATATGTTTGTAATACTTCTACGTTTGATTTTGGTTCTCCTTCACCTTCGAAATTTTTCATATCACCAGGATTAGCACTTTCCCCAATTCCTTCTAAAAAACTAATAAGTTCTGTTGTTAACTTTACAGATTGTTGAACAAATTGAAGTAATCCATTCAATCTTTGTTCCATTTCATCTGCAGCTGCGTTATCATTTTTTTTTCTTAATTGTTCAATTTTTCTTCTTATTTTAACATCCACTCTATCATTAAATAAACTACTCAAATCATTATTAAAATCACCTAATGATTTTATTAAAATATTGGATCTGGTTTTAAGTCTTTGCCATCCCGCATTAAATGACGGATTATTAACGAAACCACCAGAACTGAATGTCTTACCCATATTCTGAGCATAAGATTTAAATCTAGCCGCAGTCCCCGCAACTTTTGCTCTAAAATTATTTAATATATCGGATTCTTGTATATTATTTTTTTCTTCTTCTAATAATTTATTTAAAATAATATTTTTTAATTCATTTTCTGTAATTCTTTTTTTCATGATACTTTTTATATAAATATTTTAATTTTTAATAAATTTCTTAGTTTTAACAATTAAACCCTCATTACCTTTAATTATTATATGATAAACACATTTTTTTTAGTTAATTGATTACCATGTTCTACACGCCCAATATCTTGGTTTCCAACGAGGCCCTGGATTGTCACAATTATGTCTTGCTCTAAATGATTTTCTTCTTTCAGGGTTATTCTTTTTAATAACCATTCTTTTTCCTTTTGCAGATTTACCACCGAAACCAAAGTTTACCTTAACAACTTTTCCTTTATCGTTCTTAACATAAACTTTAAACTTTTTAATGTCCCCTTGCATAATTTTACCTAACTGAACTTTACGTCCTTGGTATTCTGCTTCATTTAATAAATCATCAGGGATGAAATCAGTTTCTTCAACCGAACCAAATTCATCTTCATAGATGATGCCTTTAAATTTATTTAATTCTTCTAAAATTAAATTGGTTAATCTATTGATGTGATTTTCTTTGAAATGTGTCATAGTTGGTTTATTACCTTTACCTGGTTTTGGATCCTTTTTCTCGGCTCTTCTTTTTTGTGATGTCATTGATTTCTTTTCTTCTTTAGAATATGACCCAGCGGTTTTTGGTGTGTCTTTTGATATTTTCTTTAATGGTCTACATTTTGGATACCCTTTATCTGTTGCTTCTTTTCTTCCACATGGTGGATGTTTACCACCAACTTTTTTACTAACATCAACCCACTTTTCCTTAAACCATCTTCTTAAATCTTCTCTTAAAACCTCACCGGATTTAATACATTCTTCTATGTATTCTTTATCTTCTTTTGATACTACTATTCCTAATTTTTCATTATTATGACCACACTGATGACATATGTATGGATCCTCACCCCCCGTACTTAAAGGCCAATGATGTCCACATACACATTTTATTTCTTGACTCATTTTAATTATTTTTTGGTTTTTCTCCAACCACCACCATGTTCTTTATACCATTTGGCCGCCCAACCATTTGCATAAGCACTTGGGTAGACTTTAAATTTTGATTTAGCTTTCGATTTAGCTTGTGCCCATAATTTTGGATTTGTTGGTTTGTTTTTTGACTCATCAATTTGAGATTCTTCATTTAAACTAAAAGTAGACAAATCTGCTTTAAAGTTACCAACATTTTTTTCCATTTCTTTTGTTTTATTCATAAAAAAATCGAATATTTGATCCATATTGGTTTTAGCTTCAGATACGTGATCATCTGCCCAATCATGTCCATCTTGTATTATTGAATCCAAAACTTGTGGGTCCATTTTTAATAATGCCTCACATTGTCTTTTTATTTGTTCAAGATTACTAAAAAACATATAGTTTTCTTGTGATTGATTTTCAGAAATCAATCTTAATTGTTTTAATATTTTTTGGTTCAAATTTTTCATATCTATAAATATTTTTTTTTATTAAAAATACCTAATACCTAAAAAATAATTAGGAACTGTTTTATTTTGTGGACCATATGATCCGTTATACATATTAAAAAGATATGCAGTTTGTGTATCTATTTCACTTGATGTCCATCTAAGTCCGTATCTATTTATCACATTATTTACACTATATATTTGTATCATTTCGTCTAGTGTTGGTAATTTCCAATCAGTATATCCGTTTGTATTATCGTTTGTTACGTAATAAACACAAGTATTTGTTAGACTGGTTAGTCCTGTTACCATTATATTTGTATTCACATCAGCATCACCGATGTCTGTTGACGTGGCACCTAAAAATAGTCCACCATGTCCCCAAACACCAGTATTCAACATAGAGCTCCATGTTGTTACCATATTTACCACAAATCCATGTTCACCTGTTTGATCTAGATAGGCTATTTTACCTCCAGCGTAATTTTGACCGATAGATAATTGTCCATTTCCACCACCATTATTACCCCCACCACCATTATTACCCCCACCACCATTATTACCTCCGATCGTTGTGGTTAAGTTATTACTTATTTTTTCAGATACAATTTCAAAATTTATAATATCTTTATAAAAAATTTCTTCTGTGTGTGTTTTACCTTTTATTTCTAAAAAGTATTCTCTAGGTATTAAAATAGATGTATCTAAAAAGAATGAATTTTCATTTGTTCTATCTAATTTTGTCCACTGAAAGACATTTACTTGGGTTCTACCTTCTTTTATAAAAATTCTGTAATAAACATCATCTAATAATACTGTTTTTGGATTATCTATCGATCTAAAAGTTACAACTATTTTCCTTTTTTCTCCAGCTTTAATTTTTTCATTTAATTTAACACCAAAATATTGGATTGAGTATCTTTGTAATTCAGTTTGATTCTCACCAATTGTATATAGTGAAGTGTATGGTTTAGGTACAAATTTTTGTGTAATATCCCCAACTAAATTTCCGTCTATTTCAACATCTTTCCATTTGTCATAAAAGAATTTTTTACCGTCACATAAAATACCACTAATACCAAATGTGATTTTATAAACCCCCTTTTTAACTTTAACTGGTACCAAATTAGTCAATCCATCAATTTCTGTTTTTGTATTATCTAATATGTCCACAGAAGGTAATGAATCTAAATCGTAAAAATTACTACCCTTTGTTACATATAAATAAAGATTTTGACTAACCCCATGTGTAAAATTTAATCTATCATCTTCAATAACGTCATCAAAATATGTTTCAAGATATGGTTCAAAAAATGTTTGTGTGTATTTTGTATAGAATGACACACTTTGTCCAACATCAGTTGTCACATCTTGATACGCAACGGAGAAGGCTAATCCAACACCATAATTGGTATCACCATTTAACAATATACCATTTACATAATCTGTAACATCTACATTGATATCTTCATTACCGTTATCAAAGTGAATTGTATCTATAATTGTGACCCCCGTTGAATATATACCTTCAGTATTCCAAGTATCTAAAGTTGTCTTATTAAACCAATTTGACGGTCTAACATCAAATAATTGTTGTCCGGTCGCTAAATCATATATTTTATCATAATCAAATCCAACCCCCTCATCCCATTCTTCATCTATTTTAAATAGAATTAAATCAAAAGAAGTTGCTCTTTTGTTACTATTACCTCTATCATCCCCCAATAAGGCTTCATCTCCAAAAATAGTATTTGTTAAATGTAATGTGTGTGTTGTGTTTTCATCAATAACATATTCACCGGAGTCTATTTTTTGTTGTAAACCATTTAAATCTATCTTAAAAAGATATTTAGAAAATGTCGTACCGTAAATAATCTCGGTATTAGGATTTCTAGCGGTGTTAATCGTAGAATTTTTTAGAATTGTATTATTTTTTTCAAAATATGAACGAAAATATGACATCTTTTTATTTAATAAATATCAATTTATCCTAATTGTTTCATTCAATAAATCTATTTTTAATTTAGAAAACAGATCTACCATAATTTTATGTTCGTCCATTGATTGTCTAGCATATGGTTCACATATGTTATGTTTATGATTTACTAACACATTATACATTGCAACAAGAAATTCATATAATTTATCCCCCCTAACTGTAGCATATGTATTTTTTTCTATTTTTTCTAAATAATCCTCTTGTTCTAAATCATACTTATTTAAAGAATCAAAATCTATTAATTTACCTGGTGTTTGATATTGTCCAGTTGTGTCCGTAGATATAAAATAAATTCTGTCTGACATTATGGTTGAAAAAGTTTGTTCTGAATCTTTATTTTCAACTAATTCATCAACTAATTGTTCATTTTCTTTAACATCTGGATCGATTTTAGTGAGGGACCAAATTAATCCATTTGTTATTCTTTGTCTAACTTTAACATTATTTAATATTGTCTGTTTTTTTTCTTGATCTGTTATTCTAGTATAAAATTCTTTTGTTGGTCTAAAATAAAATGGAAATATATCATCACTATACAAAGAGTACAGTGGATTTATAGAATCTAATCCATTATCATATATTGTATTTAATGTATTTCTAATAAAAACATAAGTATCTTGAATAGATGGTGAAGATAATGGTGGAGAAGGGGTTATTTCCAATTTAAAAGTCGGTGTAACAGTATCACCAGACAAATTTATTAAAGTGACGCCAGATAGTGGTGTTTGTAAGGAAAAAAAGTTGGTGTTGTTTAATACACCATAAAAATTTGGATTTACTTTATAAACGTAAATATTTGTATAATTTGGGTTAACGACATCATCAACATCATATTCTATAATATATTTTAATTTAGTAAATTGTACCTCTTTTGTTTTTATTTTTTTTTGTCTTATCGTGGCAGATCTTGGAAACTTTTTTAAATAAATTTTAGATGATTTTTTTGATAGGATTGGATTAGTTAACATATTTTCTTTATTCTTCACACTAGCGGCACTTTTTGATAGTAATTTACCACCTCTAAATTGAATACCATTTTCTGTAAAAATGATGTCTGAACCATATTTAGAATATATACCAAAATCAGTTTCTTTTGCAAATACACCTTCAGGTAAAAGACCATTTTTATCTGCAATATTTGGTGTATCTTTTACTACCGCACCATATGATGTTTTTTCTAACTGTTGTGATAATGTTTGACTATTGAAATCAAAAGAACTAGTAAACGGACCAGCAATATATTCTTGGTTTACATTTTTTTTATTAATATTATATGTTATTATTTTTACCGCTTGACCTATTTCAGGAATAAAATTTATGTTTAATGGTAAAAATGGTTGAGCAACAAATCTATCTTTATCTCCCCATTTTTCATAATCTAAGGCCCTTTCTTTAACCGCAACAGTATCATTAAATATTTTATATCTAATTCTACCTAACCCCTTAGGATCTTTATTATCATCACATATCGCAATGTCAATAATTTTCATAATTATTTAATTCTATTTTTAATTTCATTATTTACTTTATCATATAAAACTTCAATTCCTTCTAAATGATGTGTTAAATTAACAATTAAGTCTTTTGTTTTATCAAATTCTTCCATTAAAATATCTCTAACATCCAATAAATCTTTATTTGATTTATTTTCAACATCATCACAAATTTCCATTACTTTATTTAGTTCCATATTATATTTTTTTACCAAAAGCACTAATAATTCCAGGAGGGAATACCATTGGTCCTGCACCCAATGGTGGTACAGGTAAAGCAAAAAATTTATTACCCACGGCAATAAATCCATTTTTGTCTTCTTCTTCTGTATGTCCATCAATTATTGATTTAAGAATTGATGGTAATGTATTCGCCTCCCCAAATAACGGCTCTAATGGTATACCTGCAGCTTGTATTCTTTCTGCAATGTTCATATATGCCCTATCTTGACTATATCCGGGTAACCTATCTGAAAAAGATAAAAGTAATGCGGGTATGGCGTTAGAAATACCTCCTCTTAATGAATTATTTATTGTTGTTAGAATTAAATTGAAAATATCAAAACAATTATCAGGTGGTTTTATTAATATTTGTTGTAAAATAGAAATTATTGACCTAATAATTGTTAAATATCTTTTGTATTTATTTTTAAGTATTTTTTGAGCAATTTGTTGAATAAACATAAGTAAATCCATTTTTAATAATTTCCAAAATTCTCTTAAGAATAACCAAAATAATTCTTTTATAATATTATTGAATAGTTTATTTAATTTTTTCATTATATCTTTTATTTCTAAAACAGCACCTACTGTTGCTTTGAATAATTTATATATAATGATTACAGGTAAAAATATTTTTGGTGTAAGTAAAGACATGACTAATGCCTTAGGTAATTCTAATATAAAATTACTAAATAAATTTATTTCAAAATTTATTTGTGGTATTGATCCATCAGAATTATCAAATGCACTTTTTGCCATATTATTTAAAGTTTTATTAACTAAATCTGTTGAATTAGTGTTATTTGACAGATATACAAAATCTTCTAATATGGTTGTGTCCACTGGAACTTCAAAATCATTACAACTTCTAAATTTTAATACTTTTCTAAAACGATTATTTTCATCATCAATATCAATACCTTCAATATCATCAAAATTGAAATAAAATTCAATATCTTCGTCGTTTTCGTTGAACATATCGACCGCATTTTGTTTTAAACTTTGTCCTTGTTTTGGACTACCACAAATAGAAAATAATTTCGATATTAATCTATTTAAATAATTAACACCTTTTTGAAAAGCCGGATTATCTCCATTACCCCCAAATAATGTTAAAAACATTGCATTTTTTGTTATTTCTTGAATGTCAGGTAGTTCAATTGTCGAATAATAATCATTAAAGAAGTCCTCAACATTCACAATTCCCGGTAATCCTTGTGTTAATCCATTAACAATATATTCTTGATTACCGGCATTCCAATTCAATGTAAATAATGTGTTATTATTTTGAGAATCAAATTGATAAGGACCACTAACAAAAGTATCAAATAATCTTCTATTGACTTTTTCTTTATTTGGTACCGGTTTTGTTGGTTCATATGATATTTTACCCACATCACTATTTGGATCGACTGTCAATAAATTTAAAAAATCAAATTCTTTTGGTTTTAATGTAATAGAATCGGTTAAAATTGTGGAATCGGCACCACAAATACCTTCAGCAACAAAAAATGTTTGTTTTATATTTCTTGATATAATTTCCTCAGATGATCTTAATACAATAGTTGCGGAATCTATCGAATGTTTTTTTAATCTATTTTTTGAAAATAATTTATCGGTTCTACCTTTAGGTGAGTTTTTACTTAAAAAACTTTCGGCGATGTCTAATATCTCTGAAAATATATTTTGATTATTTTCCTTTTTTTTTCTTCTTTTTTCTAAAAAATCACCAAATTTTTTACCAAATAATTGTTCTGTAGAGGGTAAATCTTTTAGATATGCATCGTATAAATCTTGACTCACTTTTTTAGGGTCGTCATTTATTTTTTTTATTACCTCTAATTTTGATTTTATTTCTTTTTTTAATCTTTTTGTTTTACTCATTATAGTTGGTAATTTTCAGTATTGTTATTTGTGTCATCACTAACTAATTTATCAAGTAATTCACGATCCTCATCAGACAGTGTTAACTTACCAATGTTCATATTTTTTACGCCGCCTTGTGTTTGTTTTAATAAAGCACTTTGTAGTTTTACTAATGAGATCTTTTTTTCGGTGCAATCATTTAAAATTTTTTGTTGTTCTTTTATAACTGGCCCAATCATACTCATATCTTCAGCATCTTTCATAAAAGATAACATTTTTTTCATAATTAAAGAGGCGGTATTTTTTTGTTCAACAACGTCATTATAAATTTCTTGCATTAATGCAATTGCAGAGTCAACCTCTAAGGTTATGTTTTTTCTTTCTTTCATAATTAATAAATAGATTTTAATCCAAAAACCCAATCATTATATTATTATATCTTTTTTTGAATTTTTTTAGTGACAATCGAATTTCTTTTGTTGATAGAGAGGTCATTTCTCTTAAAGACAGTAAAATGAGGTTTTTGTTAAATTTATTACCGTCACCTATTTGAAATATTTTTTCAAAATTTGTAAAAATTTCTATTAGCGCATAACCTAATTTTTTTTCATTTTCAGTTAAATCCTCGTTTTCCATAAATTCTTCTATTGAATTAACTAATTTTACTATAACGTCACTGTAATCCAATTCGTAAGTATCTATGGTATATACTAAGTCTGGTCTGTCTTCTAATTCACTTGTTACATCTTCATACGATACATTTCTTTTGACTTCTTTTGCATCTTTTTGTATTGCCCCCATTAGGTAATTCTTACAAATTGTTCCAAAGTAAGAATATGCTTTAGTATTTTTTCTGTGATCAAATTTATTGATCTTAGTCATTAGAAAAGACATAGTGTCATTATGAATTTCTTCAAATTCTAAATCTTTTCTATATAATTTATAACGGCGGATTATACTTTCAACCATTATAATTAGGGGTTCTCTTAAATATTCATTGAATATCTTGTTCTTTTCGTCTTCGGTTTCAGATTCTAGATATCTTATTACCGCTTTTTCTTGATCCTCCCCAAAATATATTTTTTGGGTTCTTTTTTTCGGCATTAAGACTCTATATAATTTATTTCTCTATTATTTTTAAAGAAAAATTCTTTTTTAGCTGTTTCTAACCAAAATTTAACTTCTTTTTCTGATAATTTAACTGATTCATCATTTTTATATTTCCAAAATAAAGAATCTTCTCTAAAATTAACATGTTGATAACCAATTCTAGGTACCGTCATAATTTTAACTTTATTATGTGTTAATCTCAATAATAACTCGTAGATAAATGTTAATTTAAAATTTTCTTTAAATAATCCGTTTTCTTTTATAACTTCAGTTCTAAATAATCCACCACTTGTTTGATAGTTTTGGAATTCCATTAAAACTTCATTATCTAAAAATCCTTGTTTTTCGGTAAAACCATATGCCCATGTTGATTCATTTGTGAAACTTAAGAATCTACCTTCAACATTAATATCTTTAACTATTGGTAAAAAAACATCAACATCTTTATATTCATTTTTATATTCGTTAATTGATTTTAACCAAACTGGTTTATATTCATCATCAACTTCTAAAATTGAAAACCATTCTGTGTCGCAAGATTTTATACCAACATTGACTTGAGAACAAAAATTAGTATCTAATGTATGTGACAAATATTTTATATCGAGCTTTTCACTCAGGTTTATTTTTTCTAATTCAATTTTTATAACATTTGGACAAACAATTAATAACTTAACATCGTTGTAAAATGGTTCAACTGAACTAATAGAATTATTTAACATGACTTTATAATCGTCATCTAGTTTGTGGATTGGTAAAATTACTGTTATATTTTTCATACTACTTCTTGTGTTTTTAATTTTTCGATTGCAGTTTTAATATTTTCTTCTCTTTTATTTTTAAAAGAACTAAAAATGCTTATTATATTACTTTCTGTGATTTTTCTTTCGTATGGTAAAAGAGTTTCTTTCATTTTATTCTTTACTTCATCTTTTAGTTCGACACCTTCTAACCAAGCTAAAATATATGTTGCTAAAATTTCAACTAATTTTCCTTCGTCATATGTCCACATACCATTTTCGGTCAACCAATCGGGTTCGTTATTTGGAATTTTACCAACAACAGGAACACCACACTTCATGGATTCTAATGGAAATGTGCCAAATGTACTTTCATCATCGATCCATAATGACACCAGACATTCACTTAGTGATTCTGAGAATTCATTATATGTCATCTGAACCATATCTCTAAATGTTATCCATCTAAGTTGTGGATATTTTACATAAAATTCTGATATGATTTTTCTACTTTTAGATCTGTTTCTGCAATTAATTGCAATATATGGTTTTGTTGGTTTTTCAGATGGTTTAAAAATATCATCAACTATTGGTGGGATGATATAAACAACCGATTCGGGGAAATGTTCTAATATATATTTTTTACCCATTTCTGTTGTGGTAATAACTTTATCAAACCCAAAATCAGACCATCTACTACCAATAGATAATGTTTCAAACATATATTCTTTTTGTTGTAATAACATTACTTTATTACATTTTATATTAGATAATTGTTCTAATGCATTTGAATAATATTCAGGTACCACAATTGTGTCTTCAATATTTATCTCAACTTTATCATCTTTTATTGAAACAACATCAATAGTTTTATATGTGTCACCTAACCAACTTTCAACGCCAGTATATGTTTTATCTTCAACAAGAATTTTAGAATTAAATCCATTATTTTTTAATGTTAATGCTAAATCGTAAATATACTTTATCGACGCTCTTGGATTATTTTTTGTGTCGTATGTTAAAAAATAAACAACACCTTTATTTGTCTCTAATCTATTTAGAGATTCTTCTAATTTTTTAATGTTTTCTTCTTTATTCATCATCGTTTTCAATTAATATATTATTTTTTATTAGAGTGTTAAAAGCCATTTTAAATGATATTGATGTATTTTCGGATGCAAATACACCAATACTATCATCTTCTTCGATATTTTCACTAAGTACTCTTTCTACAAACATTTTTAATAATTCATATTTAAAAATGTTAATTGTTTGTGAAACTTCTTCAGTATTTTCAGTTTCAATTTTTTCTGACGATTCTGTGTCGTCTATTCTACATTCTTCTGTAATTCTGTTAACATCGATGTAGTATTGTTTTCCAAAAATTTCGAGCATAATTCGTTTATTTCAATCAATTTATTAATTTCTTTTTTATTTGTAAAGTGTTCATTATATTTTGTATTAAATTTTATTACATCTTTATTTTCAGGACATTTATTAATTATTTTTTCCGAATCTGTTATCCACATATCACATTTACTCCACATAGAATCAATATCTTCTGTTTTTATAAATCTTATATTATCACCGAGAAATCCATTCTTTGACAAGAAGAATAATGTTGCCGGTTTTGATTTGGCTAAGTGATCTAAACCAAGTATTGTAAAATTATGTTCCTTATTTTCATAAATAATTTTATTTAAATCACTGAAAACATTTTGATAACTTGTGGTTGCATGACCAAAAATTTCTATTGGAAATTCAATAAATAAAAAATTTTCAAATTCTTCTTTTGATTGAAATTTATAATGATCTAATAAATTATCATTATAGATAGGTTCTATTATATCATAATTGAAATCTGAAATATTTTCAGTATTTTCAACATCCGAATCAAAATAAAAATCTTTATAATGGTAATCAAATTTTTGAATTGTATTTCTTAATACACCATCAATGCTTACAAATATTTCCATAAATAAAATATAATAATAAAACATTTTTAAGTAAATAATAAACCCATACTCTTTATCATAAAAGTATGGGGTTATTGTACAAAAACGAATTTATTGTTAATCGTATCTTTTTAGTATTTCACCAATTATTGGATTTCTAACGATGTCTTCATGTCCAAATTCATATAATCCAATACCATTGACATCATGTAATCTTTTTTTAGCGTCGTATAAACCTGATTTAGTTTTGTCTTTATATTTGTCAGATTGTTCAAGATCTCCTGAGATAAAAAATTTGGAATTATAACCAATACGAGTTATTAATAGTTTTATTTGAGATGGTGTGGCGTTTTGCGCCTCTTCAAAAACTAAGATTGTATTGTCAACATTCCAACCTCTCATATAAGCAAGGGCAGCAACCTCAATTATACCTTCATCTTTTAATTTTTCTCTGGCTTCTTTACCAATTATTTTATTTAATAAATAATATGAAGGATAAATGTAAGGATCTAATTTTTCTTCCATTCCACCGGGTAGGGAACCTAACTTTTCTTCCGCTTCAACCGCGGGTCTGACAATTATTATTTTTTCATATTTGTTGTTGTCATCACAAAGTAAATCAACTGCTCTTTTCATTGCGATGTACGATTTACCAACACCAGCCGGACCGAAACAAAAAGTTATTTGATTTTCACCTAAAATATTCCAATATTCTTCTTGAGATTTAGTTAAAAATTTTTCTTTTGGTTTTTTAACTAATGATCTTATTTTTTCTTTTACCGTTACTTTTTTTTCAATAACAGGTTCAGATTTAGTTCTGGTATTTTTTTTAACTGTCAATTTTTTAGTTTTAAAATTATTTATTTTATTTATAAATATACTACAATCCTGAACTACCGAAACCACTATCACCCCTTTCAGTACTATTTAAATTGTCAGTTTCAATAAATTCAATTTCAGGATATGGTATAATAATCATTTGAGCCGCTCGATCACCAACGTTGTATTTTTCTGATGATTCACCTTTTAACCAATTTATTTTTTTAAATGTTGCTTGTATTTCACCTCTATATCCACTATCGATAACCCCAACTGAATTGGTTAGTGATAAATCATATTTACGAACTGATGATCTCGGAAATAATAAACCAACATAACCTTTTGGTATTTCAACTGCAATACCAAAACCATATGTCACATCGGTTTTCGTTTCAGACACAATACTTGTTATTGTTAAATCCATACCCGCATCATCTTTTTTTGAATACCTTGGTGTTAAAGCTCCATTATTTAATTTTTTAAATCTAACAGGTATTTTTAATGTATGTGAACCATATGATGATTCTATATCTGTTGTTAAATTTTTTAATAGTTTATCTAAATCATCAATAAAATTATTATCAATTTCATTACCGTCATCGGTCATATCTTTTTCAAATTGTTGTAATTTTTTAATGTATTCTTCAATTTCCTTTTTTTCCATATAATTTTATTTTTTTTTAACTAATTTATCTGATATCCATATATCAAGTGATTTAATTCTATCTTTTAAATCTTTATCTTGAGGCCTAAGACAACATTCAACAAATACGTCGGTTACTCTTTGTAATTCTTCAACAGATAAAATTAAATCCAAAGAATTAAAATATTCTAATACTAACTTAATTTGAGATTGTCTTAAAATCTGAATATCTTTACTATAAAATTCCATATATCATTATTTATAATACTCGGGAGTATTTTTTTTGTCAATAATACATTCAATAGGCATTTTTACTATTGAGATACTTTCACTAGATCTAACGTCGCCAGATCTATATTTTGAAGCAACAATTGTCGCCTCTTCGACTGATTCCGCTTCAACAATGTACTTTAATTTTTGAAGTCTTGGGTTACCATTTCTGTCCATTTGTTCGGTTTCATAACCGATAGTTACTAAATAATGCATAATTTTTGTTTTTTTTATTTTATAATTGATTTTAAAAATTCAACTCTATCCTTAGATACTTTTTGCAAAGAATATTTATCTTTTACTGTTTCATATAATTTATTTCCCAAATCTTCTATCATATTTGGATTATCTATTAATCTTTTCATTTGTTGAGCCCATTGTTTATGATTTTTGCGTTGTGAAACAAAAAGAGCATTACCTTTATTATTAAATTTACCATCGTCGATCGCGGAAATTAAATCTAATGTATATGGTAATGTTTCATTTGCAATAATCGCCTTTTTATGGAATCCCGCCTCAATTACTTTTAATTGTGATTTATTTATATTGAAAATATTTTCAACAAGTGGTACTAATGATACATCAAAATAATTATAATTTACACCGTAATTACTTACATCTTCAGTCCATCTTCTAACATATGGTTTATCACTAAAATATTGATCTGTTTTAATAAAAGTCGTTAAAAAGTTTTTATATTGATCATCTAAAACAGTATAGTTATCTGTGAAAATTTTTTCATATTCATACCAAACTGTCTCCGTTGGTTTTATATCCCTTCTTACAACTTCACCCGTTTCTTTATTTATTTCAGTCATAGTACCTCTTAAATCAAATCCACATAAAACGAATTGCACCTTATCTTTATGGGAATAATGTAAACTACCAATACCATTACGAAGTAACTCAATATCATGAAGATGTGTTGATCCACCTAACCAACCAAATCTTATCTTATCCGAGGGTATTGGATTTGGTTTAAATTGTTTTTCTTCGGGATTTATGGCATTTGGAAAAACTAAAACATTTTTTAAACCTATTTTTTCTTTTATTGTGTTTTGAAATACTGATGTTGTTGTTGTGACATAATCACATAATTTCATCATCTCAATTTTCTTTTCTCCAACTTTTTCTCTAAGGATGTGGTAATATAATGGGTGTCTATGGTCAACATACCATAAATCATCTATATCCATTATTACTTTTATTCCCTTATTTTTTAACCATTTTATTCTTTGAATATTAATTTCATGCGGTAATTGATGAATAAAAGAATGAAAAATTACAATATTATAATTTTTAAAAAATTCATCATTATTTTCTACATTATGAATAATATCAACATGTATTTCTTCATGATAATTATCACCAATAAATTTATATGGATCTAACATTCTGAACTTACCTACACCGAAGGTATCAGAAGGGATTGCGAGAATTTTAATTTTTGACATAATAAATATTATATGTCAAATTATAAGAAAAAAAAATGAAAAAACAAAATTATTTTGACTTATTTACTCCAGTTATTTTTCCTTTAAAAATTGAATTACCGACTTTTAAAACTAAGTTTTCATTTATTGTCGCTGTTTGTTGTGCGGTTAAAATTTGATTCAATTTTTCGTCTAATACTTTTCTGATTGTGTTTTCAATAATTGGTGTTATTTGTGTTATAATATCATTTGAAACGGAAATTCTATTTTCAATTATTTGTTGTTGTGGTTTTTGTTGTGGTTTTTTACTTATTAACCCCTCTCTTTCCATTAATTTTTTTGCACCTTGTACAAATTTCATATCAACCGTGTCATTTAATGAAATTTGTGGTATTGGATTTTCAATCATTGCTTTTTTTATTGCATCTGGTAATTTTGATTGGTTAATTTTATCTACATTTATGTTATTATTTGAAATTTTTAAAGGAGAAGGTTGAATATTTTGACTTGACATAATTTCTTCCGGTGTGGATCTAAGAATTGTTTCATCTACCTGACCTCTTTGAAAAGATCCGCTATCAACTTTATTCATTACTTTTTTAGCGTTAACTAACTTCTGCATTAAATCATTTTCAGATATGGTTCCTTGTCCTGTCATAATTTTAAATATTTTATATTAATATATTATTTTTTAATAAGAAATTAAAGATTTAAATCTTTTAATTGTTTCTTGTAATTCGATTTGTTCTTCGTCGGAAATTTCTACATTATCAGATTTTAATAGATTTTTTAATTCGGCTTCCGAATCTGTTCTAAATCTATTCCTTGTACCTTCACCGGGTCTAATATTACCACCAATTTTCTTTTGGTTTTCTATCCATTCATTTTCTTTTCTTTTATATAAATCATTTAATGAATTTTGATAATCTTCAGTTGAAACAACTTTTTTACCATTTATCTCTTTTATTTTTGTTTTTAAAATATTATAAACATCCACTTCAAATTTACTATTTGTTTTAATTTCAGGTTCCTTACTTGGTTTTTCGTCAGACTTAGGTTGTGGTAATTGATCTGGTTTTTCGTCAGATTTAGGTTGTGGTAATTGATCTGGTTTTTGCATTTCAGGTTCTTTTTGTTTAACTTCTGGTTTATCAGTCCAATTTGATGTGACGTATGTTACACTCATTAAATTATCATCACCCTCTTTATATTTTGGTCTTTTTGTGTTAAAAATTTCATCAGTTAATATTTGAATATTGCTCATTCTAGAAACCATAAAAGTTCTCCATCCATGATCTTCAAATCCTTTTTTAGAAACAGATGGGGGTTGTACCCACCCCCTGACAATTAGGTTACCTTTTTTACTTAAACCAATCGCCACTAATTCGGATTTAATTCTATTACCAGCTAAAACACTATTTTTTTCAGGTTTTCTTGGTCCTGAATAATAAAATGAAACAGGATTTCTATTCTTAATTGCATCAACTATGGGTTTTGTTTTAGTTCCTTTTAAAACAATTTGCTCATTTAATAAGTTTAAAAATATTTTTCTGATATTCATATTAAAAATCGGGATATTTTTTATTTTCACTATAATAATTTTTTACTTTTAAATCATTTCTAGTAAAAATATCTGTTTTACCACCTATTGATCCATTATTTTCTCCTTTACCTCTCTCATCACCATCAGATAGTGCGTTTTTATTCTGAGCGGAATATTGATTAGTTTCCTTATATATGTTTTTTACTTTTAAATCATTTCTAGTTAAAATATCTGTTTTACCACCTATTGATCCATTATTTTCTCCTTTACCGAATTCATCCCCATCAGAAATTGCTCTATTATTTTGTGCCGAATATTGGTTTGTTTTTTTATAAATGTTTTTTACCTCTAAATTATTTCTAGTAAAAATATCTGTTTTACCACCAATAGAACCATTTAAAGTATTTTCTCCCTTACCGAATTCATCCCCATCAGAAATTGCTCTATTATTTTGTGCCGAATATTGGTTTGTTTTTTTATATGTATTTTTTACTTCTAAATCGTTTCTAGTTAAAATATCTGTTTTACTACCTATCGCTCCATTATTTTCACCTTTACCTTTTTCGTCACCATCAGATAATGCGTTTTTATTAACTGAAGAATATAAATCTTCGTAATTATATTCATTTCTTGCAACATGCTCTAATCTTTGTTGATTACCGATAATTTCTAATTTTGTTGGCATATTATAACATTAGTTTTTTTATTTTTTCAATTTCTTCAAATAATTTTAAAGATGTTATTGGTGAAATTGATGATTTATTTGAATTACTTTTAATTAAATTAACTGGAATCTTAAAACTAAATTTTTTAGAATGTTTTTTAAGATGACTATTTTTTCTATAACCTGTTATTCCTCCCATTTCATCTGATCTTTTTCTTGAATCTTTTCTTTTATTAATTAAATCTCTTTCACCATCTAAAAATTGTTCACTCCACTTATTCATTAAATCACCTCCACACAAATCATATTTAGTTCTATCTTTTATTTTATCAATATTTTGTAAATCATGAATTATTCTTTTTAATTGACCATATTTTACTTTTTTATCTGATAATAATTTTTTTGCTCTATTTAAACCATGTGCATGTTTACCATTCAGACCAACAATAGTATGATTAATCTTATCTAAAATATTTTGTGGAATATCGAATATTCTACCTTTTAAATCTTTATTCATTGTTTTTTAGATATTTTATGATATCTTCAACAGATAAATCATTACTTTCTAAACTATTTTTTAATGATTTTATTTGTTTTAATAAAATTGGATTTATTTCTTTATCACTATTTGAAAATATATCATTTATATCTGTTTTTTTAGATAAAATGCTTTCAATATATTCTTCTATATATTTTTGTGGATTTTCAATTAATCTAACTTTATCGCCGGGTAAATCTTCATCATAACCAAGTTGAGCCATTCTATCCTCCGCATCTTTTGGTTTTAAATTTAACTCATCTTCATAATGATCTTTAGCATCATCGTAAGATTTGTCTTTTCCCATTGTTTCGTCATATCCTAACGCACCACTAATATCCGATTCCGCCCAATATCTTAAAGAAGTGTGAGTTCCATGGACACCATGTGTCCCCATCGTATTCGCACCCGTTTTAACTACTTTATCTGTAATAGAATCAGATCCAATTCCTTTAGTTTTTCTATTTTTTGGTTTTTTCCCTCTACTAATATTACCTAATTCATCAACTATTTCATCCAAATCTTCAGATTTTTCAGGTATTTTATTAAAATCAGTTTTACTTGAAAATTCTTTAGCCAAATTAGACCATTTATTTCTTTCTTTTTTTGGTAAAGACTTATCTCCGGCTTTCGCATAAAAATATCTTTGTTGTTTTTTTGATTTAAATGCCTCGTCAATTACCTGGTTTATAAAATTATTCATTAATACTATTTTTATATAAATATCAAATGTTTCGAAAGATATTTATTAAAAATATGAACAGTCAGAATATTTTAAAGTTTTTTGGGTCTAAACTGGATGTTAGACTAGATAGTTCGGAATATTACGATTATGAACTATCAAAAACTCAATTGGATTACAATAACGATGTATTAGATTTATCTACACCCATAACATATTCGTCACTTAAAATTGACGACACTTTAACAGGTCTTACACATTATAGAAACACAATAACATTATGTGAAGTTGATAACACGGTAAATGACCCCAATTACATATATTCTGGTTTAAGTGTTGTTTTTTATTATGACGATTTTATTTCACATTTTAGTACAACCGCTTATACATATTCTAATATAATACTAAATAACCATATATACACATATAACGGTATTTCAAATGAAACACATTATTTTAGAATATGTTCTTTTAACGAATCAATACCTATACAATTATCATTAAGTTCAGTTATTAGTTCAGGATCAATAAATTTAATTTATACATTAGAGTCAGATAAGATAGCCAAAGAAAATATAAATGTTTCTTTTATTCAAACTTTAAATTTTTTAACTGGAGGGACAATAACAATTAACAGTGGAATAACACTTAACTTAGGAGAAAAAATAAGTTATTTAAATATTAACTTACCCCAATATAATTTTTTCGATTTAAACGCAAGTGGTCATTCGTTAACTGCAACCGCATCTACAACTAATTTGTTATCAACAACAATATTTGGTGATACAATATATTTGTTCCCGACACCAACTCCAACCAATACTCCAACAAATACTCCAACCAATACTCCAACCAATACTCCAACTGAGACACCAACAAATACTCCCGATTCATCATCTACACCAACACCAACAGAAACTCCAACTAATACACCAACTGAAAGTGTAACATCAACTCCAACTAATACACCAACTAATACTCCAACTGAGACTCCAACTGTAACACCAACCAATACTCCAACTAATACACCAACTAATACTCCAACCGTAACACCAACTGAAACTCCTACCGAGACTCCAGGATTATCATCAACTCCAACACCTACTAATACAGAAACACCAACCAATACGCCTACTGTTACACCTACGGTTACTCCAACAGTTACTCCTACTGAAAGTGTAACCCCAACAGTAACAGAAACCCCAACCAACACACCGACTAACACCCCAACTAATACAGTTACACTAACCGAAACACCAACAAATACTCCGACTAACACGCCAACTGAAAGTGTGACCCCAACTAATACAGTTACACCAACAGAAACGCCAACTAATACACCAACCGAATCTGTTACACCGACAGTTACACCTACAGTTACACCGACAGAAACGCCAACTAATACACCAACCGAATCTGTTACACCAACAATAACAGATACCCCAACTGAAACACCTACTAACACACCGACTCAAACTGTAACACCTACTTTTATATGTGAACAATTCTTGTTAGATGAAAATTTAAATAATTTATTAACAGAGAATAATGACTTTATTTTAGGTGAAGAAAATATTTGTGTACCAACTCCTACACCAACTGAAACTCCAACAAATACCCCTACTAATACACCTACACCAACCGAAACTCCAACTGTAACACCCACAAGTACAGTTACTCCAACTGAGACTCCAACTGTAACACCAACCAATACACCAACTAATACACCGACTATTACACCAACTGAAAGTGTAACACCAACTGAAACACCTACCGAGACTCCAACCGTAACACCAACCAATACTGAAACTCCTACTAATACTCCAACCACTACACCAACTGAATCGGTTACACCTACCGAAACACCAACCGTAACACCAACTGAATCGGTTACACCTACCGAGACTCCAACAGTTACACCTACAGAAACACCAACAATGACACCAAGTGAAACACCGGGTGGATCATCTACACCAACACCAACAGAAACGCCTACTAATACACCGACACTAACCGAAACACCAACAAATACTCCAACGGTTACCGTAACACCTACAATAATATGTGAACAATTTATATTGACTGAGAATTTAGACTTTATATTAGACGAAAATTCCAATTTCTTATTGGGTGAGGAAAATATTTGTGTTCCAACCCCAACTCCGACTAATACACCAACAGAAACCCCAACCGTAACTCCTACTAATACTCCGACTAACACCACTACGACCACACCAACTGAGACTCCAACTGAGACTCCAACTGTAACACCAACCAATACTCCAACTAACACACCGACTATTACACCTACAGAAACACCAACTGGGACCCCCACAAATACACCAACAGTCACACCAACTGAATCGGTAACACCAACAGTTACGCCTACAGAAACACCAACAATGACACCAACGGTTACACCAACTGAGACACTTGGTGGTTCACCAACTCCGACACCAACTGAAACAACAACACCAACACCAACATCAATATGTGAGATATATATATTAACGGAATCTAATGATAATATAACATCAGAAAACAGTAATTTAATTATTACAGAACAAAATGTTTGTACGTAAATGTGATATTATTATGATTTATGATTATTTATAATTAAAATTTAATGCCAATCGACAATATTTTATTATCTGGATTTTCATCAAACTATACTGATTGTGTAAATTTATTAGACGATCCAAATAATTGTTGTATCCAATCACCAAAATTAAATGCAAAACCTTGGGCATACAAATTTGATACAGGTAGTGGTGTTGATAATTGTTCCGAAATAATAAATAGAAGACCTGAAAAAGGTTGGTCTTTGGATTTTATTTTTAATAGAAATAATTATCCTTGGATTTCCGGAAATACATTTTATTATATTGGTGTTAGGGGGGACGATGATTTATATGATTATGCCGATAATAATTTATCTTTTAAGTTTACACAAGATGGTAGAATAAAATATTCTACAACACATTATTCTGGTTTTTGTTTTTCAAATAGTGGTTTTACCGAAACATTTTATGTTTCATCAGGAGAAACTCCGACACTATGTGTTACCGACCCAACAAAAGATTTTAATATAACCATAGTATTTGACAGATATAAAAGATTAACGGATTGTGATTTAAAAAATGATGGTGGATGGCATGATTTAATAACGGGACAAACATTAAATAATAATCCTTTAAATATTTTAACTGGAGAAACACCAACCTACTCATATGTTGAAACATTAAATAAAAAATGGGCAAATGAAAGAAATGATAGATTGGGTGTGTTAAAATTTTATTTAAATGGTAGATTAATACATAAAGTAAAAAATTTTGAAGAAATAATACCATCAGATAGAGGATTACAACCTTTTATTTTATCTTGGGGAGGTGGAACGGGATTGATGAACAATATACATGAAGGTGTTAGTTCATTTGATATAAAATCAATAAAATATTATGAAGAACCATTAAATTTTGTAAATGTTAGACATAATTTCTTAACAAGATTAAACAATTATGATTTTGAAATTTGTGGTGACGACTGTGTATCCATACTTACACCATTATTATCTCCAACACCAACACCGACCCCAATTATAACATTAACACCAACACCGACCCCAATTATAACATTAACACCAACACCAACTATTACTCCAACAGTTACTCCGACTAATACTGTTACACCCACCAATACAATAACCCCAACAGTTACCCCGACTAATACTGTTACACTTACTATAACACCAACGGTAACTCCAACTGAAAGTGTTACACCAACTATTACACCTACTGAAAGTGTAACACCAACTATTACACCTACGGTTACACCAACAGTTACACCAGATTGTTCAATTGAGTTTACAACTGAAAATAATTTAAATATAACTACAGAAAATGGTTTATTGTTGGCTTCAGAAATAAATACATGTATTGATCCGACTCCGACACCAACACCATCACCATCTGTAACTATAGAAAACATTGTTTGGGAATTAATACAAAGTGGTGAAATAACGGGTGGTAGTATAACAACGTTAACCGATTTTTATGATGTCACATTAAGTTATAGTGGGGTAGGGACAATAGGTGTCGAAAATGCACAATTTTCAGAATGTTTATTTTGTCAAAATGTGACACAACCAAATACTGGTGTTACATATTATGTACAAGGACCAAATCAAATGGTCTTTAATTTCTCTCCAGCAATTACAGATGCGTTATTAGGTGTTTGGTCATTAGGTTCACCATCAATATTACAATCGTTTACTGTAAATAAAAATATTGAAAATTTTGAACCTTGTATTGCAACATGTAATGTTGGATTAATTATTGATACATTTAATAGAAGAATATCAGGAAATGAGGCATATGGTGTTGTGACTATTCCTGGTACACATTCTGAAATAACATTAACATTTACAGGAGCAGAATTTAGAACAAATTTATTATGGGGAATATTGGGAGCGATACCCGCACCGACACCAACTACAACACCAACACCAACGGTTACACCAACTACAACACCAACACCAACGGTTACACCTACCAATACGCCTACCAACACGGTTACACCTACCAATACGCCTACCAACACGGTTACACCTACCAATACGCCTACCAATACACCTACCAATACGCCTACCAATACACCTACAAATACACCTACAAATACACCTACAAATACGGTTACCCCGACCAATACTCCTACTAACACACCTACAAATACTTCCACAGTTACACCAACAGTTACACCAACTGAGACGCCGACTAATACACCAACCAATACTCCTACCGAAAGTGTTACACCTACACCAACCGAAACTCCAACAGTAACACCAACTGAAACCCCAACACCAACACCGGGATTAAGTCAAACTCCAACACCAACAGTAACTCCGACGATAATATGTGAACAATTCTTATTATCAGAAAACAATGATTATTTATTAACTGAAAATGATGATTTATTATTAGGTGAAGAAAATATATGTATACCAACACCAACACCTACCAATACACCTACAGAAACACCGACTAACACTCCAACTAGTACAGTAACACCAACGGAAACTCCAACGGTTACACCGACTAATACACCAACCAATACTCCTACTGAAAGTGTTACACCAACAGTAACTCCAACTGAAAGTGTTACACCAACAGTCACACCAACCGAATCGGTAACTCCAACAGTTACACCAACGGTGAGTGAAACGCCAGGATTAAGTCAAACACCAACACCTACAGTTACACCAACAATAATATGTGAGCAATTCTTATTAAATGAGAATTCAGATAATTTATTGGCCGAAAATGATGATTTATTATTAGGTGAAGAAAATATATGTATACCAACACCAACACCAACAGAAACCCCAACTAACACTCCAACCAACACAGTAACACCGACAATAACACCAAGTAATACGCCAGACCAAATAAATACATTATTTATGTTTATACCAAATTTATAAAATATGGAAGATGTACGTTTATTAGATGAGATAGTGACAAAATATCAAACAGAAACATCAGATAATGTTATTGGTGTTGGATATGGGTATAAAGTTACAAACGGTTTGTTAACAACAGAAAAGTCATTAATTTTTAGTGTTTCTAAAAAATTACCATTAGAACAAATAGACGAAAAAGATATAATCCCTAACACAATAACTTATTCGGGAGAAACATTTAAAACAGATGTGGTTGAATTAGAAATAAAACCATTAAATTGTCCTGTTGATTTTTATGATTGGCAAGTTATAGCACCATCTAATAGAAATAAAATAAGACCACTTAAATGTGGTATATCAGTTACAAATTATAGTGATTTAAGTGGATTTGTAGGTACACTAGGATTTTTAGCGGTAGATAACGATACTAATTCATTAGTTGGGGTATCAAATAACCATGTTTTAGTTTCCGATGCATTTATAAATGTACAAAAAAGTTCTACAGGATCAATATCATCAATACTTAATGATTTTGTAACACAACCAAATGAGGTCGGTAATTCCGGTCTAAATAATTCAATTGGTATTGTAAAAAAATACAAAACAATTTCTGGTGGTACATTAAATTACGCGGACGTTGCATTAACAACAATTAATTCATCCGATATAGATGTGAACACATCTTATTTAATGGAGGGTGTGACAGGATGGACTCAACCATTAGAGTTTGCGAGTTCATCTGAAATAGATGGTTTGTTAACAAATAAAAATAATTTATTTAGTGCAGGAAGAACAACAGGATCTAAAGGTGAGGGTGAAATGAAGTTATTAACAAATTCATACCCCGTAACAATAAATATTAACTATCTAAAACAAGGAAATAATACAACAATACAATTTGGTAGGTGTATACAATTTGTTGCGAGTGCAAGTACTACACCAAACGGTACCATATGTGCATTCCCAATAAATGGTGGAGATTCTGGATCTGCTCTTGTTGCAGATTTCTCGGGAACAAGAAAAATTGTCGGTTTAGTTTTTGCGGGAGGATTACTTAGTGGTGTAACGTATTATGGTTACGCAAATAGAATAGATGATGTTGCAGATTCCATAAATATATCACCGTGGACAGGTCAAACCGTAAACTATTCAAATACGGGTGTAACTGAAACACATATTGTTTTGGGTAAAAGTTCTGATGAAAAAATTATTTTATCGGGGAAAACTTTTTGGC